TGGTGCCGTTGTAGAGCACGATCGGCAGCACCGGCGGCAGCTGGCCCGTGGCGGTGAGTTCGCCACGCTTGACCAAATCCTGGTAGAGCAGCCCCACATAGACAAGGAGCCGCAGCGCCATGAAGCGATCCGGGCGCGACTGAAACTCCAGCAGCAGATAGAGGTAGAGCCAGGAGCGATTGCGCAGGCGCACGCGCCAGATCATGTCGTCGTGCCGCGCCTTGCCACTTTCGGCAACGAAGCTGGCATTGACGCGCTCAAGGGTGGCAAAGTCGATCTCTTCACGCCACTGGCCCGGCACAAAGCCGGTGATGAGATCGCGCACCATCTCCGGATGGGCAAAAAGCAGCTTGTAGCCACTGTCGTGTTCGGGATTCACTGGCTGCGCTCCGTTCTCATCGCCTCAGCCGGGCAATGATAGCGCACAACGCCGTCACGACCGCCACGCACGCTCAAGGTGAATGGCAAAGCGGGGTTGTAGCAGCGCCGAGACCGTCTCGACCATGCCCAAGCGCGGCGCAACCTGCTGCCGACGGCGCAGCAGCCACAGCGGTGCGATCTCACGACCCTGGCGATGCAATACCACCCCTTGGCGGACGAAGACCCCGGGCTTACCCCGCAGCGCTTTCGGCCACTGACTCTTGGGAATGACCTGAGTCTTGGCAATTTGCGCCATGCGGCCGACGGGAATGGCGATTCTCCCGCTCTTCTCGCCGCCCGTCTCCTGCAGCCGCATGAAGCGGTCACGCGAATAGACGACAGCCACAAGACGCAGCGGTGTTGCCGGCTGCGCGCCGATACCCTGCGCCACCCACGGCCGGCGCAGCGTGAAACGCTGCGGCAGCGTTTCGCGCACCGCATCGCGGGCATCGAACGCCGTGCGGGTGAGCGCCTGGGCCGTTGCCTGCGGCAGCTGTTTACCGAGATAGTTGCCCAAGCGCCGTGACACGGTCGTCACGTCCGCAGTCAGCGTCACCCTCACGACGACTTCCCCTTGCGGCGCGCCTGGGTGTTTGATTCAGCATCCGCGCCAGCGACTTTCGGCGCAAGCGCTGCGCTATCGAGGCAGACCGCTGCCCTCAGCTCGATCAGTTTCTGGGCAAGCGCCGCATCGACTTCGATGGCCAGCCCCGCCGCAAAGCGGTGCCCCGCAAGCGCCACGGGTCGAGAGATCAACACGTGCATGGCAAGCTCCCAAAACAAACGCCCGCTTGTATCTGGCGGGCGCATTAAGGGATGTTAGGGTAATACGATACCTTATGATCGCCCGCGGTGGACAACAAAAAAATTCCCCCTAGCGCATATAACCGTGATGCCGGGCAAAGCGCTCGAGGGCATCGCACAGGGCGCGCCGGGCTGCGGCATAGCTGACTGGCTGACCGCTCCAGGCAAGACGCCCGACCCACGCGCGCAGCGAAAGGCCAATGCCCACCACGAACCACAGCGCCGAGCCCTCGAGACTGCCCATGCCGCCGACCACCTCGAGCGCCTGGCGCACGCGAAATGCCGCTCCCACATGGCGCTCGATGAGGTCGCACACAGGCGCCGTGCCCGCCGGCAAGCCATCCCGACGGGGCTTGGCATACCCATCGGCAAAGGCGCGTGCGAAATCCTCCTGAAAGTGCCTGCCTGCATCGTGCATCGCGGGCGTGATCGTACCGGCTTTGAGCATGCGCCCCAGGGTGTCGACCGCGCGATAGTGCCGCACCCGCCCCCACTCGGCGTCCTCTTCCTCGACAAACTCGTAGAGCCGACCCTGCGGCCCTTGACGCACCGCACCCGGTTGATCATTGACCGCATGGCGTTTCATCGTGCGCGTCCTCCTCGATCCGAACCGTTGCCAGCGCCCCGTCCTCTTCGCGCCGCAACACCGCGCGCGTGCCATCGCGCCAGACGATGCGCCACTGCGAACCGCGCCACTCGATGAGTGCCCCCTCGGGTAGGCCGCCACTGAGCCCGGGCACCTTCGGCATGTTCATGCTTCGTTCTCCTGCCAGCGCGCCAAGGCAAAATCGAGCAACGCCAGCGCATCGGCCTCGTTGTCATCGGCGGGCTGATGGCCAAGCGCCCGGATGGCGGCCATCATTGCCTCCTTGTTCGCATTGCCGCGGCCGGTGGCGTGACGCTTGATCGTGCCCACCGGCACGCCCTGATACGGGATGCCGTGGTGCTCGCACCAGGCGGTGAGCGTGGCCAGAAACCCGCCGTAGGCGTGAGCGGCGTCGGTCGAGGCGTGGCGGCGCACCTCTTCGAACACCACCTCGTCGATCCCGTCGGCGCATTGTTTAATTTCGGTGAGCCAGCGCTTGAAGCGTAAGAAACGCATGCCGCCGCCTTCGAAGCGTTGCGGCTTGAAGGACTCCGAGCCGCTGGTCACCGTGCCATCACGCCCGCGCAGCGCCCAGCCGGTGGTGGTGCCCAAGTCCAGGGCGAGGATGGTTCGGTTCATTGCATCGTCCCCCAGTCGATTTTGCGTTTGAGACGCAGGCCGACAAAACCGAGTTGGCCATCGGGCAGCCGAACCGGCATCGCTTCGATCGCCAGACGCCGGACGAATGCATCGGGGGAAACCCGACACCGCTTGCGTTCGTTGCAAAAGCGCACGTAGCTGGTGTAAAGTTCTTCAAAGGCGCTCACCGGCGGCGGGTCGAAGCCGTCTGCTGCAAGCATGTCCGCCAGTGCGGTGTCGAGAGGAAATGCGTCCTGGTTCATCACTCATACTCCTTGTCGTGGGGTGACCGAAATGACCGAAGTGACGCAATTTCCTATTGATCGCTTATATATAGATATAGGGCCGTCAACCGGAAATTCGGTCACCTCAGTCACTTCAGTCACCGCATGTCAATCGATGTAAGGTTGCCAAGAGGATTCGATGGGCTTCAGTCGTAATCCTGCGAGTCCGCGCACGCCGCCGTGCATCCTGACGCGCTTGAACCCGCGCGCGACCAGCCGCTCGACCAGCCAGCGCGCGGTGCCCACGTAGTAGCCGCGGCTTTCGGCAAAGCGCTTCCATCGCGCGAAGACTTCGCTTATCGCAACACGCGATTGCGGATCGTGCTCGATCTCCCCATCGCAGAACTCGCCCACCGCATCCTCCTCGTCGAAATACTCGTCGGTGTGCTCGCGCACGATGGCAGGGGGCTTCAAGCCCTCCCGCTGCCAGGCGAGACACCCATCGACCGCCCAGGCCATGATCCCGTCGCGCTCGGCGAGCAACTTTTCGGTGAGCTTCGGGTCGCGCCGCTCGGGCGGGATGGTCACGGTGAAGGGCACGAGGTGCAGCCGTCGCCGCATCGCTTCGTCCGCGTTGCGGATCGTGGGTTTGTGATTGCCGACGATGATCGGCTTGAACTGCGGCACGTACTCGAAGAAGTCCTGGCGCATGAAGCGCGCCGTGATGGTGTCGCCGCCCGTGAGCTCCTTGATGCGCGATTCGTTGAGCCGCGCGCCCTGCTCGGTCTCCACCGCCGACACCCAGCGTGCCCCCATGAGCATTGCCAATTCCGTGGGGTGGCGCTCGCTGGATGCCGCCATGAAGGTCTCCATCGGCGCATGGCGCGCGTAGTCGGCGAGAATCGTGCTCACCACATTGACGAACACGCTCTTGCCGTTCGCCCCGGTGCCGTGGATGAAAAAGAGCGCGTGTTCCTGGGTCGAGCCGGTCAAGCAATAGCCCACCATGCGTTGCAGGTAGGCCGAAAGCTCCTCATCGCCGCCGGTGACGTCCGCGAGAAACATCCGCCATCTGGGACAGTCGCCGCGCGGGGTCGCCGAGGTGATCTTGGTCAGGCGATCGGCTCTCGCGTGCGGGCGCAGCCGTCCGGTACGCAAATCGACCACACCGCCCGGCGTATTGATGAGCCAGATGTCGGCATCCCACTCCTCGGGAATCGCTGCGTGGCGCGGATCTGAGCGCGCGATGCGCTCCACCGCCGACAAGGTGGCGGCACTTGCCAGCTTCGCGCGCAATCGGGGGCTGTCGGCTTTTCTGGAGGCGGCACGGCAGATCGCCCGCGTCAAATGATGGACGTAGAGCATGCGATCTTCGTTCCAGCGGCGGCCATCCCACATGAGCCACTTGCCCCAGGCGGCGCAGTAGCGCCAATCCTCGGCATGGCGGTCGGTAAAAGCCGCGGCGAGCCCATCCTCGGTCTGCCACGCGTGCGCCGCAAGGAGCGCATCGATCTGCGATGGCTCATCCGCATCGAGATGGCGCTCGATGCGCTGTCTGGGGGCGGCAGCGATGAAGCCCGCGACATCAAACCCCTCATCGAGCGCATCGGCCGCATCCCACCCCTCGGGCTTGTCCTCGGGCGGCAGCAGCACGTCGCAGGAGGCGGCGCCAGCGGCCAGCGCCGCTTGCGCGGCGGCCATCGCATACGCCCAGCCGGGTTTGTCGCGATCGGGCCAGATCAGCACGGACTTGCCGCACAAGGGCGTCCAATCGGTTTTGTCCACCGGCGCGTTCGCCCCGTGCATCGCGGTGGTGGCCACGATGCCGATATCGATCAAGGCCTGCGCGCACTTCTCGCCTTCGACCAGCACGACTTCTTGGGCATCCTTCATCCCCGGCTGGTTGTAAAGCGGCCTCGGCTCAGGCGGGGCCATCTTGCGTCGCCTGGCGTCCCAAGGGCGGAACTCCTTCCTGCGCCCGGGTGGGTCGTAGCGATACACACAGGCGATCAGGTTGCCTGCTGCATCCAGGTAGTCCCACTTGGCGGTCGCGGGGCCAAGGTCGTCTTCGGGCGGCGCTTGGCGGCGCGCTCGTGTGGGCATCGCAGGCGCGCACCCGAGGAGGTCTTGGGCGAGCCGCAGGACGCGGGCAAAGTCGCGCGTGGCATCCAGCCCGTGGTGCGCCGCGATCAGGTCGAAGACGTCACCGCCCTCGCCGGTCGCGCGGTCGGTCCACAGGCCTGCCTTGTCGCCATCGAGCACCACCTCGAGGCTTCTGCCCGGGCTGCCCAGCACGTCGCCCACAAAGAATTTCCCGCGGTGCTTCTTGCCCGCGGGAAACATGGCAAAGAGCACCGACTCCAGCCGGGTGATGAGCTCGGCGCTCACCACCGCTTTATCCACGTCGTCGCGCGCCGGTGCGTCATGGATATCGTTGAAATCAAGCATTTGTTATTCCTTACGCCAGCGCCGGCACTTCGGCCGCAAGGCCGGGTGCGCGGCGAGGTTTCGTCACTTGGCGCTTTGGCTTCTGCGCCGAAGGCTTGGCCGCTTGCCGCACGAGATACGGCGCTTCGTCCACGAGATAGCCCGCCTTGCGGGCAACGAGGCGCACGAAATCGGCCTCGAGCCCGACGAGATCGCACCACGCGGCAAGGTCTGGGCCGAGCAGAAAGCGCCGCGCCTGGCGGCGCAGCGACGCGTTGTGCGCATCGAGGCAATCACCGATGGCGCGCACAATCACCGCCACCACCAGACGCGCCTCGCCACAGTCCATGACGGTGTGGCGATTGAGCAGCCGTTCGATGGGGACGAGCCCCACCAAGGGCCTGGGCGGGCAAAAGCGGGTGACCTGATAAAGCGCCACCGGCGGCCGACCGCGGCGTTTCCGAGTCATCGCGCACCTCCCCAGCAACGCTCGGCCCACGGGCACAGCCGGCACTCGAAGTAGCTCGCCTCGGCAAAGGCTCGCGGCAAGAGCTCGCCGGCCTCGGTCGCCTGGATCACCCGCACTGCGCGGTCGGACATCTTCTGGGCAAGCGGCGCATCGAAGGGCACCAGCTCAAACCACAGCTCCTGCGTGTCCTTGTTGATGGCGGTAAACAGCGCGGGATTTCCAGCGATGCCTGGAACGTGCGCCTCCATGTAGGCCTGATAGACGGCGATCTGTGCGGCGTAGATCGGTTTCGCCTGGGCCACCCCGTGCTTGACGGTCTCGCGCCACGCCTTGTCGTTCATCGTCTTGCACTCCCATAGCGCAGGGTAGGCAAGCCCGATGTCGGCAGGGCCGGCGGCCAGGATGCCGTCGACGTGCCCTTGGATGCGTCCGCCGGCTGCAGAAAAACCGAACTGCCCGCCGTCGGCCTTGCGCGTGTAGAGCTCAAAGCCGGCGAGACGCAGCCAGCAGATCGCCAGTTCTTCCATGACGTGGCCGACCTCGAACACCCGCAGGATGCGCCCGTTCGTCTCGCGACCGGGATCGACCGGTGCGCCGGCGAACTCGTATTGCAACGCGCGCTCGCAGGCGACGCCGAGCCTTGATACCCCGAGGTAGCTGCGGGATGGCTGTGCTGCCCGTTCGCGCGCCAGCGCCTCGTCGATGATGGCGGTGATGCGTTCGCTCAAACTGGGCCGGTGGTTGAAATCAAGCACGGCCACGTCTCCTTTTGCCAGACGAACCCTGCGTGTCCGACGCTGGCGGGTTGGTCTCCCACGGCAGATCGTCTTCGAGGTCGGCAAAGGGGTTTGCCAGCGGATCGGGCGTTGGCGGCAAGCCCTGCACTGGCGGGAACTTGGCTTCCTCGTGGTGCGCGACCATTGCCTCGGTGTAGCAGGTGACGATGGCGTCGATCACCCGCAGCGCCTCGGCCTCGGAGTATGCGCCGAGAGGTTTCTCGAAGCCGATGGACTCGGCCGCTTCGCCAAAGGCCTTGAGGCACTTTTTCATTGCGGCCAGCTCGACATCAGATGGATCGATCATCGCCACCTCCCCGCATGGAGAACGTCCGTCCCGCACTCGTAGCCAGTTGTTGTAGAGCGTGTGAAACGCCTCCTGGCAGCGCCGACTGCAGAACACCCAGTCGATGGGGTATCGCCTGGCGTCGCCTACCGGATAGCGCAGATCCGCGTGGCCGAACCCGCGCGCTGCGCGCTTGCAGACCCAGCATTTCATTCACCGCGCGCCTCCGCTTACTGCGCCCAGGTGGGCTTGTTCGGAACCGGGGATGGGGCAGGACGCTGCGTGACGGCGGACGCAGGCACCGTCTGCAGCGGAATTACTGTCGCCGGCGCGCCGGAGTTGTTGCTGCCAGGGTTCTTTGGCGGCAGGCCCATGATCGCGGCGTAGTCTTTGTGGTCCGGCTCGATGGCGGCCTTGATGGTGTTGCGGTCCTCGCCCCGACTGTCTTTCTCGATGTCGATGCGCGCGGCGAACTCGATGCCATCGAGCTCATGAAAGCCTGCGATGCGCCGCGCCGCCTGCGCCTGCGGGCTGTTGTCGGCCGGGTGGATATGACGCGCGGAGTTGAGCAGCGCGCGAATGAAGCTGCGACCCATGTTGCCCCAGGTCGGCCCCTTGGGGCTGTAGAGGCCGATATTCCACCAGATCTTGCGGCGGGCATAGGGCCCTTCCATCACCACGCCTTCGCAGGCGAGGTAGACCGCGCCGGTCTCGACACTCTGGGTCGCCCATCCGCCCGTCCAGCCCTGGGCTGGGTCATCGAAGCCGCCAGGCTTGATCGTCATGCGCACGCGGGCGAGCGTCCCTTTGGGGATGAGGTCGAAGGATGGTTGTGGGTCGGCGGTGTTGAAGTCGAAGTAGGTCATGGCGGATTACTCCTTGGCTGTAGAGTGGTTGGACAAGGTTGTGATAAGCGCAGAGGCCATGCGCGCGGCGTTTTGCGCCTCGCCGCACTTGGCGATCAGCTGACCGAGATGCGGCGGCTCGACGAGATCGAGCCGGCCGGAACGATCCTTCGCTGGGTAGCCCCAGGGATTCACCGTCTGGCACACGAAGCCGCGGTAGGCTTCGCCCGCATCGCTCTTGAGCTCGGCAAGCGTCACCACCTCATCGACGATGCCGGGCAGTTCAAGCGCGGTCTTCGAACCTTCGATTTGTGGCACGAATACCCGGCGGTTGAAGTCGTCCAAGCGCTCGTCGAGGATCGCCACGAACACGACGTGCTTGCCGCGGGCGTGCTGCAGGTGGGTCAGAGCCCCGATGAGCTCTTGCCCCAAGAGGCCGTAGGCGCCGCGCGTGTCGGGCTTGCCGGTGCGCTCGGAGAAGGCCTGCGGTTGCGTCTTTGCCCAGGTGAGCGCCAGACGCGAGAGCACCGTGATCGAGTCGACGAAGTAGGTGTCGTATTTGGCAAGCTGCGCCGGATCGCCGAACTTCTGGCAGACATGCTCGAAATGCGCTTTAGAAAACGGCATCTCCGCCGGCAGCGCGGGGTTGGGGCTGGCGAGGAACACCACGAGATCACGAAACTCCGGCCAGGTCTTGGGGCGCACGCAGTCGCCGCGCCAGTCGCGCACTGCAAGATCGCCCGCTTCCAGATCGACGAACAGCGTGCTGGCTTCCGAAAGCGTCTTGAGCTGGCTGGTCTTGCCGATGCCGGACTTGCCCAAGAGCACGAGCTTGACGCCGGTCTTTTCCCGTAGCCGCTCGTCGGCGGTGATGATCGGCAGTGTCATCGCGCGGGCTCCTTGGCGGTTGCGGCCAGCACGGCGATCGAGGTGTGGGTGTCGGCGCCGTGGGCGATGAGCCAGTCGTAGAGTTCCTTGAGCGCGCGATGGCGCCGGCTGTCGGCGTCGATCTGCGCGGCCAAGAGCGAGAGATGGGCGGCGAGATCGGCCAAGGTCGCCTGCGCGAGGGGCTTGAAGACCAGATCCTCTTCGTCGATGGCACCGTCGACCGAAACGCCTGGCCGCGGCACCGAAATCGAGGGCGGCAGCCGCTCGGCGCCCAACGTGGGCAGCGCCGGCAACGCCAGTTGCGCCGGCAGTTCGCTCATCGCCTGCTCGCGCTTCAGCTCCCGGCGCGCGATCTGGGTGAGCGCGTCTTCGGCAAGGCGCTGCCCGATCGCGGCAATTTGCTCCGGGTGGGCCAGGCAGACGAGCTTGGCGACATCGCGCGGTCGCGCATAACCGTAGAGCTCGAAGGCACTCAGGATTTCGCTGCGCACCGCGGCGCGCAGTTGCTGCAGATGGGGATTACGCATGGTGAGCTCCTTTCCAGAGGGATTCGAAACGGGTGAGCAACGCCAACGCGCGCGCGAGCCACGCCGTGACGTTGGCGCTCTGGTAAGCCGGCACGGCCGCGATCAACTCCTCTATGGGCGCGTCGATGTGCGCCAGCCGCTCCAGCCCCTCGCGCAGGGCGAACCACAGCGCGCTCTTCGCGCGCTCATCGGCGGAGCCCTCCGGGCCGTGGTAGTGACCGTCGCTGGCAAGCACCCACGAGTGCTCCTCGTTGGCGATGCGCCTGGCTTGCGCGGGGGAAGGGCGCTTGGGAAGAGGCTGCTCGGCGCGATAGGCCTCGACGAGCGCCAACTGCTCGAGCCCCGAGAGCCCGTGGTCGGCGATCAGTTGGTCAAAGGCGTGCAAGAGGGCTTCTTTCTCTGCGCCTCCTGCCTCCCCGTGCGCCTTGAGCACGCGCGCAAGGGCGCGCAGCTCCTCGGGCGAGCGCTCAAGGAGCCGCTCTTGCGCGGTTGGCGGCAGCGCCGCCAGCGCCGAGGCGAGCGTGAGCGGCAGGTGCCCCTCGCTCACGGCCTGTTGCAAGGTGTGGCTGCCGCCCTCGAGCACGGTCTTGGCGCGCTGCACCGAACGGCGGGAAACCTCGAGCTGCCGCGCCGCCTCTTCTTGAGAAACTGCGTCTTGGGACGCAGTTTTGGCAGGGCGGCCGGGGCCGAGGGTCGCAAGCTGCGCGGCGATCATCGCCCGCTGGCCCTCCGAGAGGTGTCGTCGGTGCAGGTTCAGTGAGAGCGCGAGCGCCAGCGGCTCGTCGCTATCGACTTCGCGCACCACGGGCTCGATGCCCAGCTCCGCACAGGCGCGCAGCCGATGCCGGCCGTCGATCACCTGACCCCTTACGAGCACGATCGGCTCGCGCAAGCCCTGGGCCGCGATGTCGGCCTTGAGGGCGGCCAATTCCGCCTCGCTCATCGGCGGAAAGAGGCTCGCCACCGGATGAATCGGGTAGCGCATCAGCGGCCCTCCGCGAGCGCGCGCAACGTGAACTTCGGCGCCTTGGGCACGACGGTGCGCAAGGCCTCGAACGGCGCGCGCAGACTCTGCGGCCAGGCCTTGAACTTGGCTTCCGACACCGCGTACTTGACTTCGACGTACTCGCTCGGATCGCCGCCGGCGGCTTCGATCTTGGCCACCAGCTCAGCCAGGCCTGCGGCGTCCCACTTGACGTCCTTGCCGATCTCGACCGTGATGTCGAAGCCTGCGTCCTGGATGTGGGTGGTGCCGGTGTCTTTCCCTTGCGCCAGCAGCTGCGCACGGGCCGCCTCGCCGTAGCGCAGCTCCAGGCCCGCCTGCACCAGGTTGCTCAAGGTGCCGAGCTCGGACTTGGCTTCGGCAATGAAGCGCAAAAGCGCCGCGACGTTCTCCAGCGGCAGGTCACGGATGACCTGGGCGGAGAGATCGAGGAAGGGGATCGGCAGGGAAATGCCGCTTTGCGAAAGGGCGGCCGCCAGGGGGGTGGCCGAAGTGGCCGGGGTGCTTCGGGTATCCATCGGATGACTCCTTGTGGTTGCAGGAGTCACCCATTCTCGTCATGCGATGTAAGACGATCTGCCCCCTTAATTCAGACGGATCTAAGACGGGCTCACCTGTCTGGCCCTGGCAAGCTTTCGGGATCGTGTTGCCGGTTTCGGCGTTGTCAAAGGGCGCTATGTCAGACCGATGTAAGACGCCAGCGCAAAAACCACCGCCAGGCGGGTCTCTGGGCGTAAAAAAGGCCACACAAGGCGGCCGACGTTGTTGCGATATGAGATGGATGTCAGACGAGCAGCATCCACGCGCCCCGTTTGACGCCGGGTGGCGTGTCGAGATAGACGCCCTTGATGCTCGCCCACTGCTCCTTGCGGAAGGCCGTGCTGGGACTGAAGGATTCCGAACCGGCCATGGCCTCGCTCGTTTTGACGATGGGGCTGCCCTTTTGGTAGGCGGTGACAAGGACGTCGAAGATGGCGATCTGCTTTTCGCCGGTGAGCATCAAGGGCGGTTTGCCGGGGATATAGAGGGTGGCCGACTTTTCGTTGTGCTTGACGAGATCGACCACCATGCCGCCGCGTGCCAACATTTTTCCTTGGGAGTACGCGCTCGCCAGCCGGTCGATGTCGAGCAACGCCTTACCCGTGGCATTGAGGTGGTCGGCAATGGGCGTGATGACATTGGGGCCAAGACACAGCGGATGATTCCGCCCGGCCGAGAGGATCAGGCCGACGCCCTTGTCGCTCTTGGCACGCAACAGGATGTCAAGCCGTTGCAGGGTCGTCAGACTCTTGAGATCGCGGGCGATGTAGCACGGTACCGTTTCCTGACCCAGTGTGATATCACCGAGATACGTCAGGCACTCGTCAAGCTTGGTGAGCACGACGCTGGCGAGCTGCGTCTTGAGGCATTTGTACACGATCTCGTCGAGCCAGTCGCGGCGAATCGCGTACTTGTCGGCTGCGCTGGCCGGCAGTTCCACTCGACTGCCATCTACGGGATGGTCGTAGGCAACCCAGCCGGGCTTGCCGGCTGAGCGGAGGGTCACTTCGTGGGCAATGTCATCGGATTCAATCAGTAACGACGTCAAGCGCCCCCGCCGCTCGATGAAACCGCCATCGACCAACGCCTCCGGATCGATGCCGCGTGCGATAAAGAACTGCCCCGGCACTTCCTTGGTGGTCTGGTCGAACAGCTGCAACAGCGCCGGAAATAGTTCGCGTTCGTCGGCGACCGTCAATGGCTTGACCTGGTGGAGGATGCCCCAGGCGGTCAGCAGCGCATAGCCCAGGTCGCGCTGCACCGGGTCACGATTGCTGCGCAGGTTGCAGCGATTCGGCTCAGACAGCGTGATGTTGAGCGTCTTGGTCTTGTCGGTGCCGTGCTGGGTGTAGCGCACCGCGATCACTACGCGGCTGATGCTGGTCGCCCGCATAAACAGGTGATCTTTACCGAAAAGTGCTTCGGCAACAGCCTCGATGTCGTCATCGAGCGTGACCTTGAGACTGGCGCGGTGCTGGTAGTTGTCTGGGCGGGCGTCGACTTCCACCACGGCGACGCGCTCGATATCGAAGCCGTCCACCCTGGGTGGGGTCAGGCGCAGGGAGTCCAGGAAGCGTCCCAGGTTGTATTGCTTGAGTGTGAGGGGCTTGCCCG